TAAATATAATTATTTACAAAGTTACAAACAAATTGAAGAAAGGAGGTTAACTATGAAAAGTGAATCAATTAACAGCACTTTTAAAGAGTTAATCGCAACAAACAACTCACTGTCCTCTTACTTGAGTAACTTGAATAGGGGTAGAACAGCCACTCCTCATTCTTGGTTATACGAGAAAGAAGACGCTGACACCACTCTGCAGAGGTGGTTGCCAATTATGGAATCTGCCAATAATAAATCTCAGTTCGGAAAGGCGTTTGACCAGTTCGATCGCAAGCAGATCGAGAAATTCGGACCTCAGGGGGCGGTCCCTCCGGTTCTCAGCAAAGAGTGTCAAGAAGTTATCGAACCGCTGTATTCTCCTACAGACTACGATGACGAAGAAGCACTGTCTCAGTATTGGGACGATGCTCACCAATTTGCAAAAGAGGCTTTCGGTAGTCGTCTAATGACTAAAAGACCCCTCAGCTTCGAATCGGTTGTCGATGATATGCGCGCGCGTGATACATTGACAACTAACTCGGGTTTCCCGAGATTTACCCGTCGAGATAAGGTTAAAGCTGATGAAATTCAAGACGCTAAGACTGGTAAAGCGTACGAATATCCAGCAATTATACTATTTAGACAGTATAATGGCAAGCTTAGGCCGGTTTGGATGTTTCCGATGTCGTGCAACCTTATCGAATTTACTTTTTCGCAGGAGATTCAGAAGTCACTACAATCCTCACCTGCGAAGTGGATTCAGGAGTACTTATCTCCTTGGCTTGGATTTGAGGACGTTAAGCTCACTCTAACCAAGCAGTGGCCAGACGGAGGGCCAATCGATGGTGGAGACACCACGAAAATGGATGCACATATGCGCCCAGCACAGATTCGACTAGTGTATGAAATAGTCAAATGGCTATTTCAGAAGTCGTATTGGGATAGTCTGCATCAGAGCTTAATCCATATCTGTGAGATCCCATTGCTCTACTCAAATCAGGATCAATACGTCGGAGTACACGGGCTCGCTTCCGGATCAGGGTGGACCCAATTGACAGAGACAGTTCTGCAGCTGTTTATGGCATGGAAACGCGGGGTAGTAGGCCAGGGAATCGGTGACGATTTCTACTGGATAACAGACATGGACGCGGATGAACTGGTGGATTACTTAGGGAAGTTCGGACTTCCTGCTAATCCATCTAAACAAACTGTAAGCACGGATACCCTTACGTTCTTACAGCGGATGAATCGAAAGGATTTCTTTAGTAGAGAAAATCCGAGCACGTTAGGAGCGTACTATCCAACTGTACGAGCCTTGAACAGTATGTTGCAGCCTGAGAAATTCCACAAGCCGAAAGATTGGAGCTCAGACATGTTCTGTATTCGTAACTACATGATTCTCGAAAATTGTGTAGACGATCCGTGCTTTGACGAGTTTCTAGAATTCGTGGTACGTGGGCACAAGGATATGATCCCTTTTGCCAAGAAAAGCGCTTCGGAGCTGAATGCTATTCAGCAAAGAGCGCGCCTGGTACCAGGCTTGAATCCTTCATACAACCAGGAGAAGCGAGACAAGCCCCTATCTAGCTTTGTTAGTATTCAGCTAGCAAAGACTAAATAGCATAGGCGGGTTTATACACATTAG